CTTGCAAGGGTAGTGGGTTAAGAGCCACCAAAGAATAAGCCATGACTGGAAGGCTGTCTTACCAACACCATGCCCCGACTTAATCGATATTTTATCATTATCTCGTATGCCAATTAAGGCTTCCTTCTGCCACCTTTCGGGGGTAGCCTTCAATATTGCTTCAACGAATAGAACTGGATCGTTGCGTAATTTTAATAATGTTTCAGTTGTGTTGCTCAATGCCCACCCCTTGCCCCTGCAAGATAAGGGGGATCTCGCAGTACCGAAATTGAGAGGGGTATATACATCTACACCATGCCCCCGCATATTTGTAAGGGGGGGGTCAGATCAAATATCCCTGCAAAAATCTAATAAAAAAATACGAAGTGATAAGTAAAGTGATAAATATCTTCTGTAATCGTTGTATATCAACAAGTTTCGTCAGGCTAGTTGTGTAACGACCTATTGATAAGTCTTGTTTTCTTCATCTTCCTTGCGTGTGCGTAGTGCATTCGGTAGTGTAGTTTCTTCTCCCTCAACCACCTTACTAACTTCCTTCAAAGCATCCAAATAACTTGCCTCATGCTTCACTTCCATCCTATGCACATCACCAAACTTCTTCGGTGCTAACTTAGCTGACTGCCACTTCAATGCATCTATCGCTACTCTAGCTTGATTATAATCTATCTTGCCTTCCAACATATCATTAACAGTCTCAGTAATCTTATCTGCATATACCTGACCTCTATTCTCCATAGCCAAAGCATACCGACTAGCAAAGCCATTATCACTATTCAGCTTCTCCGATACAGTTCTCCAACTCGGCATATCCTTATCATTATGACAAACATCCCTCGCAGATCTTCCTTCCCCAATCCTCTTGAGAAACTCAACCCACTCATCTTCACGATATTTTCTACTCATGCACACTCCTTGAACCAACAAAACTTAGCTTGTCCAGTTACTTCTTGCCATTCTCTATTTGGTCTACTTTGCCATCCTTTATGCTTTACAGCAGGACTTTCATGCAAGACCTTCCAGTCACTTCCCCTTAAACTTGCACCGCTTTCAGACTGCAAAGTGTAAGTTATAATTCTTGTACCACCCATTGCTTTCCATGCTCTCCAACAAGCTGAATACAAAAAACTACAAGTGCCTTTAGGACTTCCATCAACAACACAAACTCTTGTTACCTCAGCGGTATATCCATCATCTTTGTGCAGTGATATTGGTCTGCCAACTATGGCAACACCTACTAATTTTTCTCCATCACTTGCACCAATGCAGAACTTACACCCTTGAACTGGTTTATTATGTCTGTGAAAATTTAAGACAAATTCATTAGCTTCTTTAATTTTCATTGGTACTAAATTTAGTTTTTTCATAGATCACCAATAAAAAAACCTTACATCTCTGTAAGGCTAAACACTACATCTAGTGCCAATTAATTCAATCATATACAAGTTGTACCAAACAAAGATCTTAAGTGCAATACCACTTTACAAATATTCTAATATAATGCACTATATACCTAATAAGTAATTATTTAGTGGAGAAACTTATGAAATACTTTTTAACTTGTTTAGTCGAAATATCCTTCCTCGTAATGATGTTTGGAACTGCCTATCTAGCATTAGTGGTATTCAGCTAATGAAGAGGATATTTAACGTAGCCGACTTGCACTCAGTCAAAAATTTCCATGAGATATTTATCAAACAAATTGAAGATGAGTTATCAAGACGTTCTGATAATCAACTCAGAGACAAGCTAAAATCATTTAAAGATGTTTTATATGAAGTTGAGTATCAGCTACACAACCACCACCAAATCAGGAGAGTTTCTTAAAGGCATCCTCTAGATCGTCTAAACTCAACCTTAAAATCTCCGCAGAGGCTTTTTCGTTTCTGCGGTTTTTTATTGCCCATTCCTTAGCCGAATAATTATGAATAACAACATCCTGCACAATGCTAAAACTCCTCTTGCCCATCCTTCTAGCAACCTTAATAAAATCCATCATAGCGACCTCAGATCGATCATAATCCCCACTTAGACTAGTACCGCCCAACCTATCCGATAATGTCGCTGTTAGCTTCTGATTTCGCCCTGATGCCATATACAAACCCAATAACCTTTGAGCAGTCTGATACTGATCATAACTGATAACACCCTTCTTGAAATAGGTATCAATCCACAACTGATCAGTAACATATAATAACTTCTCACCCGCTCTCTTAGTCTCCTTCTCAACAACTTCATGCTTCTTGAGAAACTCAGGAGTAGGTAAAACTCTTTCCTCTTTTGGTACTTTCTTTTTTCTCATCCAGTACAATCTCCACCATCAGCTTGACAAAAATAACCTTGCTGATCGAACACCCAATCTTGTTGTGTATCGACAACATTTTTTAAACCCAATAACTTCCTATCGTGATTAAAATATCCATAATCACCACGATGAGTATGGTTTTTCTCTTGCTGTAACCACCAGTCAAATCTTTGTGGAAATTCTTTAGCCAACATAGCCAATTGATCTTCGGACTTTAAAAAACAACCATCGCAATTGCCATACATTGTCCTTCCTCTAACAACTGGTAAATTTAATTTAAAATTTTGTTTGCTCCAAAATTGATCTACATCATCAATTGTGTCTTTGGCTTCAGCTATTGGATATCTATTAACAAACAAATCCTTCTTTTCTTTTTTGTTTAATCTAGATTGCTCATCATATCTTAAACCAACTAAATTAAACCAATTTTTCCATTTGTTTTTTCTAAGATATCTTTTAGCTGTTCGTATCTTCAACTCAACAGTGCAATATCTCATTAACACGTTAGGCAAAACTTGCTTACTAGCAATTAGTTTCTCAAAAGGCTCACCATTACGACTAGCTGAATTGTGATTAACTTCCTTAAAGCCAATTTTGCTTTCATTGATATCATATTCTAACCAAACAATTTTCACATTCCATCTATCGGAACACTCCTGAATAAAATCTAATGTCTGATCCATTTCTCGACCAGTATTGGTAAATATTACCTTTGCTCTGTCAGGCAATCCATCATTAACTTCAAGAATTTTGTAAAGCATATAACCGCTAGTGCGACCACCGCTAAAACTAATTTGAACATTTCCTTCAGGTAATTTGTATGAGTTCATCGAATATCATACTCATCCAAAATAGATTGCATCTTGCCCTCAAGCATTGCCTTCTCGCATCGCTCTCTTAGCTTACCAAAATCAGTACCTGCAAAACTCGGAGTATCTTTTTTCTTGTAAACCTGATCAATAACACTCTGAATATATCCCTTCTGTTTATCGGATAATTCCTTCGGCTTATTCATCCTCTCACTAATCGACTGAGCCGACTTCATCAAATAACTCTGCAAATCACCTTTTGGATTTTCTTGTACTTCCAAAAATAAGTTATGAAGATGTTCGTAAACCTTCTCATTACTCATTCCCGATTTACCCTTAATCATCTCTCTCAACTTACCCAAAAATGGTCGTGGATATTTTATTCCGCAATCTTGTTTTGCAAGCCACTGTAAATGATCTTGATAAACCAAATCTCCATAAGTTTTTGTCGTATTTTCGCTTATATCTAATTTATTAGATATAAGATAAGGGTTATTAAGGGATCGGAGGTCAGCCTTGTCCTTCCCATTTGCACGATTTGTCCTCCCCATTTCCTCAGGAGGACATTTTGTCCTCTCCATTTTTAGGGCAGGAATTGTATATTTATTTGATACATTTGGAGTAGAAACAACCTCAATAAATCCCATATCTAATAAACTTTTTATATGCCTTCTGACTGTCCTTTCAGAACACTCAGCAAACTCAGCTATCCTATCCTGAGAAGGGTAAGCAAACCCTCTACTATCGTTAAAATGATCACAAATAATGAGCAACACCAACTTAGTTGTAGGATCTCCTACCCGCTGAGACATTGCCCACGAAAATGCTTTCATGCTCATAAATTTACCTCCAATTCAGTTATATTGTTGAGGAAACTTTCAGGCACAAAATATGCCTTCCCATAGTCTCCATAGTCATTGACGAACCTATCTAACATACCTTCGCCACCTCTAATCCAACCCTTAATTTCATAGGTTGGACACACTCCCACTACGAGGAAATAAATTCTATCTTTAGGATCATCATCCCGCAAAATTAAGTCATAACCTTGTTTACTTCGTGTCCTTACTTCCCAACCAGTGCCATCAATAT